GCAAAAAATACACTAATTAATTTAAAACAAACGGAGGACGCCCATGGCGAAGAAATTGAACTTACAGGATGAACGAGATTATTTCAAACCTTTTAATTATCCTTGGGCGTATGAAGCATGGTTAAAACATGAACAGTCACATTGGCTACATACAGAAGTTCCTATGGCAGAAGATGTTAAGGACTGGAAAAATAAGTTGTCAAAGGCAGAACAAGCATTTTTGACAAACATCTTTCGTTTCTTTACGCAGGGTGATATTGATGTAGCAGGTGGTTATGTTACAAATTATCTGCCTTACTTCCCACAACCGGAAGTTCGTATGATGCTGTCTGGATTTGCCGCTAGAGAGGCATTGCATGTCGCCGCATATTCACATCTCATTGAAACACTAGGTATGCCTGAAAGCACTTACAATGAGTTTTTAGAGTATCAAGCAATGGCAGATAAGCATGAATACTTTATGGATTTGTCCAGTAAGAATGGGACTAAGGAATCAGTAGCCACAAACATCGCCGCCTTTTCTGCATTTACAGAAGGTATGCAATTGTTTTCATCCTTCATTATGTTGCTGAACTTCCCACGCCACGGTAAAATGAAAGGCATGGGTCAAATTGTAACCTGGTCTATTGTTGATGAAACAATGCACGCCGAAAGTATGATTAAACTATTCCGAACCTATGTAGAAGAAAACTTAGAGATTTGGAATGACGAACTTAAAAGTAATATCTATACCATTGCAGAAAAGATGGTAGAGCTTGAGGATAAGTTTATTGACCTTGCGTTTGCTATGGGTGATATGGAAAATCTTACGCCCGAGGATGTAAAGAAATATATTCGTTACATTGCAGACAGACGCCTTATCAGTCTAGGTATGAAGGGTATCTTTAAGGTCAAAAAGAATCCATTGCTTTGGGTAGAAGAAATGATTAATGCACCTACACATACAAACTTCTTTGAAAACAGAGCAACAGACTATGCCCGCGGTGCATTGTCAGGTGACTGGCAAGATGTGTGGGGTTCGGCTGCCTAATGAAACCGAGGCTGGAATGTATTTCATGTGACGCAATGTTCAGTGTGCAACACGATATGGACAAACATTATTATCGTGTTGTATATTGTCCTTTTTGTGGCAGTGAAGTCGAACAGGAAGAAGAATTGGAATTTGACGATATAGATGACGAATGACAAAAAGTATTGTGCCATGCCCTTCAAATGGGCTACATTTTTGCAGTCAGGTGAACAAATTATCTGTAACCCGACATGGAACAATCATCCTAAATTATCCGGCGATACTGTTAAAGAAAAATTTAATAGTCCAGAAATAAAAGAGATTCGTGAGAGTATATTGGATGACTCTTATTCTCTTTGTAGTGATACCTGTCCGTATTTACAAACATATCGTGAGGGAGGTTCCCCTCGAGTATTTGTAGATAAGGAAATGCTTGTAGAAGTTGACTATCCTACACATATTGAATTATGTGAGGATAATGTATGCAACCTAGCATGTCCTACTTGTAGACATGATTTCATACTTGAAAGCACACAACAAAAGAACTCCTTTGAAAACGTAAAAAAGTTTTCTGATAAAATACAATATTTAGGCACAACAACATCAGGCGACCCCCTGTATAGTAAGGAAACATTTAACTTTGTTAAGAACATTAGCAAGGAAAAATTTAGTCAACTACATACAATTAGAATGCACACCAACGGCTTGCTACTTATGCAAAAGTGGGAAGACATGAAACATGTCGCTGAAGACTTTAATCTCGATTTAAATATTTCTGTTGATGCCGCAAATGCAGAAACTTACAAAGTTGTGAGACGCGGCGGCAATTTTGATCTCTTACTAAGAAATTTAGAGTTCATAAACACAAAGTCATTATTTAGTCTGACAATTTGGTTCTGTGTTCACGATCTTAATTATAAAGAAATGAAAGACTGTTTTGATCTAATGGAAAAAACATTATCCAATCATACTGTAAAATATCATTTCTTTAACGTAGAATACTGGTCACAGGAAAATGACCTTTTCTTAAAACAAAAGGTAGATATTGATACGCATCCATTATATAATGATTATAAGAAAGTTACACAAGACTTTTTATCACATGTTGACGATGCTATAGAACAAGGAAGATTTATTCATAATTTATAGAGCCATAAATAGTGTATGGCAAAACGGAAACCTAAAGAGAAACAGGTTCACCGAGTTTATTGCACATACTTTCCGAATGGTGACTATTACATAGGCTATTCTGGTAAGAAGCAGAAACTGTATGAAAAGTATTTTGGCTCATCTAAGTATGTGCTGGAATATGAAGGTGAATTGACAAAAGAAACTATTGCAGAGTATGAGAAAAAATCTCATGCCAAGATGCAGGAGTTTTTGTTGCAGTGGCAACAACGTCACGATAAACGTTGTCTAAATTCAATGCTCAATATTAGGTTAAACAAGGAACCACTGGCAGACTTTGAGCCAGTAGAATGGGAGCCAAAATCATGGGATATGTAGCACTACTATTTGCATCTGCTTTGGGCGTATCTGCGGTTGCAGGTTATTTCTCTATTGTAGGTTTAATGGCAATTTTTCCTGCCGCCGCAATATCTATTCTTGCAATGGGTATAGTCCTTGAGATTGCCAAATTGGTCACTGCCTCATGGTTATATCAAAACTGGGAACGTGCTAATCTATTGATGAAGGTATATTTTGTTCCTGCAGTGGTTATTCTATCTATTATTACGTCTATGGGTATTTTCGGATTCCTATCTAAGGCACATATTGACCAGGGAGTTGACAGTGGTGATGCAACAGCGAAAATTGAGAGGATTGACAATCGCATTAGGGCCAACGATCGTGAAATTGCAAGGTCGCAAAAGACGTTGGACGGGTTTGATGCAACGCTTGATAGATACACAGAACTGGGATATGTTACTCGTGGCCTTGATGAAAGGCGAGAGCAAGCCCCGGAACGTGAAGCAATGCGTAATATCATCGAGGAAGCAGAAAAAGAAAATGATACGCTATATGACGAAAGGTCGGAACTATCAGCCGAGGTCAGGGCATTTGAAGTCGAGGTCGGTCCTATCAAATATATCGCGGACCTCATTTACGAGGACGGCAGGGAGAACCTTGAAGAGGCGGTAAGAGCAGTAATTATTATGCTTGTGTTGGTGTTTGACCCGCTTGCTATTCTGCTTGTTGTTGCGGCTAATATGCAACTCAATTATGCTACAGGTAGGCGTATCGAGTTTATGTCACTTGATGACGTTGCAACAGAAACAGCCGAAGAACTTATTGCACCTGAACCTGAGGAAGCACCTACAGAACAAGTAGAAGTAGTTGAACAGGTCATGGCAGAAGATAAAGAATTGCTTGCAAAGATTAGTGATGGTGACACACTAAATCCTGCTGAAAGAAAACGCATTACAAATTTAGAATGGTTAATTGATAAAAAGCGTAAAAAGTAAATGTTCGTAGAAAAATATCCTTATGACATTACCGTTGCGGCTGGAGGGCTTCTTAAACCTTGTGTTGCACCTAGAGTAATTCAACAATTTAAATATGAATTGCACACTGAAAAAACTATCTTACATGTAGGTATTTCACCCTCAGTATTCGAGGGACAGGATATTTTTGCAGTTTTTCCTAAAGAACAGATAGAAATGTTACAGAACAAACAGGCAGTTTTGTATATAGAATTTATCTATGAGCCTTATGGTAGCCAAGAACAGATTGCAATGATTAAAGAGTTGTGTAATAAATGGAACATTGATTGCAACTTGTTAATTATGCTAGTAGCCAATCCAAATCTAACGGACGCAAATATAAAAATTATCCATGAACATTACCCAGAAATATCCTACCAGAATTTATCCCATCTTTTTAGTCATGGATATATGTGGAATTCTCCTACATTTCTTAATCACGAAGGTGAGGATTTTCAAAACAATATAAATTTCCCTGTGGAATGTCCTGTATATGATGGGAGTGTAAAAGAATGGTTTGTTTCCTATGAGGAGCAAATACAATATAAGAAACAGCATGGTGCTAAAGATTTTATGTTACTACAGAGAACTTTTCGTCCACATAGAGACACAATATATGATACCCTAAACAAAGCAGGGTTGTGGGAAAATAATAATTGTTCCTACTTACATAAAGGTATAATGGTGCCACTGCCTGGTGAATCTGAACGTTTGTATTCTATAGTAGAAAACAGAGATTTTAAAAAGATATGGATACATACAGACTATGCAAAAAATTCCTGGGTAGCCTGTATCAGTGAATCTCATGTTACTAGTCCTTTTCCATGGTTATCTGAAAAATGGTATCAGGCAGTAAATAACAGTTTACCTATGATAATGTTGGGTCCGCAAAATCATCTTGATTTATTTCGTGATTTTGGCTTCAAGACGTTTGACAAATACTTCGATGAATGTTATGATAAGCAATCTTCTTTTGAAGATAGAATGAATGAAGTCGTTACATTATTGAAAAATATAGGTAGGATTGATAATAAATTGGTTTGGTATGAATCAATGAGAGATGTTTTGGAACATAATTATGATAATGCAAAACAATTCAATAAACTTTACCCAAGTAAGTGTGTGGATAATTTTGTAAGACTTTTTAATGGAGCTCTTAGGAGTATTGGATAATGGAGTATAATATGCAAGATATTGTTGAAACTTTAAAAACTCAGGTTGTTGAAATTACATTTAACAAACTTGATGGTACCGAACGTGTGATGAATTGCACGTTGCAGGAGAATGTTGTTCCGGTAACAACAGGTAAATCTCGTGCTACAGATAAGAACCTAGTTGTGTTTGATGTTGACAAACAGGGCTGGCGGACCATTGTGGCGGACCGAATCACAAAAGTAACGGCTTGACTTTACGGACAAACTCCTATAATATATACAGTATTATAGAAGGAGTCCTTTATGGCACGACAACCAGAAAAATTTGAGCGGAAGAAAATCCGCAAACGGCGCAAACCTATGTCGCCGGAACAAAAAGCGGCGGCAGTAGAACGTCTGGCTAAGGCTAGAGCAAAACGTGCCGCCGCAAATCCCCCTACATATAAGAATGTCCATCCAGATGTAGTTGCTATACCTGATGATGGTCATTTGTCACTTGCAAAGGTTCGTAAGTGGATTAAACACAACCGAGAGCTTCTCAAGGAAGAACGTTCTAGTTTACGAGCAGGAGTAAAAGGCTCTGAGGCTAAAGTTAAAAGCCTCGAAGGCTATATCCGTAATATGGAAAAGTATTTACGAGACGGTGATTGGTGTGACGACTTTTGGGGTGAAGAACAACAGACTAAAACAAAATGGCGTTGCATGGCAATGGCGTATGATAAAGACGGCAATCCTAAAAGAACACAAGGTGTTTACTATGAGGATCTCGGATATCGTTGGGGCTTTGAACCCGAGGAGGAAGAGGCATGATTGTAGTTGATTTTAATCAGACAGCCATTAGTAATCTGATGGCAGAGCTTCGTGGTCGCACAGATATAGAAGTGAATGTGCCTTTATTGCGGCATATGATTATCAATGCTATACGAGGCTATCGTAACAGGTTCCATGAAGAATATGGTGAGATTGTTATTGCATGTGACAACCGACATTATTGGCGGCGTGATGTGTTTCCTCACTACAAAGCCTCACGCAAGAAAACACGAGAGTCCAGTGGTTATGATTGGTCTTCTATTTTCGATGCTCTACATATGATACGCAATGAGTTGGATGAGTATTTTCCTTATCCTTTTATTGATGTTGACGGTGCGGAGGCTGACGATATTATTGGCACACTTGCAGAATACAGTCAGACACAGACAACGCCAGGTAAACTATTTGACGAGGCAGAACCTTTTCTAATTATCTCTGGTGACCATGACTTCCAACAGTTACAAAAGTGGGAGAACGTAAAACAGTGGTCGCCTATTAAGAAGGCGTTTGTTAAGATTACTGAACCTGCACATGCAGTCCTCATGGAGCATATTATCTCAGGTGATAAGGGTGATGGTGTTCCTAATATTCTTAGTCCAGGTGACACATTTGTAGAAGGCAAGCGTCAACGTCCTATTCGTAAGACTGTATTGGCTGAATGGAAGTTACAGAAGCCTGAGGAATGGGTGTCAAGTGATATGGCAGCACGTTACAATCGTAACAAACAATTGGTTGACCTGTCAATGACTCCAACCGAAATTAAAGAAGGTGTCATAGAGTCATATGAGAAACAACTAAATAAAGATAGAAGCCAACTTCTAAATTACTTTATAAAGTATCGTTTGAAAAACATGATGGATGTATTGGAGGATTTTTAATGTCAGATACTAATGGTGTGTTCGGTGAATTTACACAAGAAAAAGCCGATAAATATTCCCGTGAAGAATATTCTGTTTATGAATGGGTAGGTAAACATCTTCACAAAAAAACATATACCCGCAAATATTTTCCTGGTTCCGTTAATGGATACTCGGATTCTTTTGTCAGTGAGAAACTATAATGGCTAGAAAATTTAGACAATTTAATGATGCTCTTGACTGGGTATTTGAAGCAACTAAAAAAGACGAGCAAATTACACGTTTAAAAGAATGGGCATCAACAAATCAAACAGTTGTTCCTTTGGTGCGTATTGGTGTTGGTGCTGAAAAGCCTAATTGGGGTCTTCCTGAGGGTATGCCTGAAACAGCCAAATTGCAAGATGATTTACCTGAAGGTATGGGTGAAACAACAATTCAAATAGAATGGCGCCGTATCAATACTTTCCTGGATCCTAATAGTAACCTA